CGACGGATTCAGGACGTCCATGACGTTCTAAGTGCTTCACATCAAAGATAGGCTGTTCGCCACGTTTGAGGAAGAACTTCAGTAATGCACCGGGGCCATCTAAAAATGACTTCCGATGCTTTACGCGGACGACAAGACCTTTTACTAAGGGCTTGTGCAAGTTACTGCACATCTTCTCGGTATCAAAACCAAGAAAAGATGTCCGTCCAAGTACTGGAGATGTTTCGAGTACGTTAGGGAAGGGGGCTAACCTCCGAACTAATGTATCGAGATAACTAGCACATTTCCACAAGCCAGCCTTATAAAACTGGTTACGTAGAGATATGGTAGAAATCATCTCAGAAACATCACCTCGTGAAGAAGGAGTTAGACGACGAACATACGTCACTGTGACGTCATGTCCATCATAATAATCCTTCCCGCAAGACTCTCTGAACTTTCCAGTCCAGAAAGATTTGCGATCATTGACTTTAAGTCCAAAGACTTCAAGCTCATGCTTCACGAGAAGTACCAAGTCTGTGGGGACAATGATATCGTCACCATAGACACGCACACGTGAGTATAACTTTAACAAGTCAGACTCACGTAGTGGTCTGTTAAGCCTTCTCTCTTCAGCTAGAGTAACTATAGTCAGAAAGACCATAGCCTCTATCGGAAAACACAAGGCTGAACCAATAGACGCAAACTTGGACAAAATATGAATACCATGTCCAGGCACGTCTGCCCTAAGAGATCTACAGTTCTGAACCGCCGCAGAAAGCGAAGGAAAAGAATGTAGCATCTCTAATACGAGAAGATTGGAGACGCGGTCAGAAGCCTCACTAAGATCTATTGTAGCGAGGTTTCCGAACTTAGAGCCTGACTTTGCAAGAAACTGATTAGGTTCTTGTAGAGTAAAGCCAATACTCGACTTGAGTAACGAAGAGTTCTCAAGTTGAGAAACTAGAATTTCCAAAATCGACTGCTGTGCATATTGCATGCACAGCGGTTCGATAGCGATAATTCTAGGCGTCTTCAACGTTTTAGGAACCGTGATAACCCTAACAGGCATCTCGGCTTCGGGTTCGACGAAGTCAACGGCGTCTATTCCGTCAAAGAATCCCCAATTGGGGATGACGAAATCGGCGGAGGGGAAAGACTCCTCAAGTCTGGTCGTCCACGTGCGGATATCGAACTTTCTGTTTCCAGAAATTCGATCTGCCGTCGATCCAGGCCCGTGCTTGGGTACATGATCTCCATTGAAGACCTTACGGTCAACGATGCTAAGATCACGACTCCAAATATGAGCAGAGACACGCCTAAAACGATCAAGATCGTATTTAGAAACGGACTCCGTCCAATATCTGACTTCGTTCTCACACTCGACATACTGCGTAAACGCCTTTCTCGTTCTCTTGTTTGAACAAGGGAGTAAGACCTTTTTATACATCAGAGTTATCTGACGGATAAAATAGATGGCGTTAGCGTCAGGATGGTCAAGTAACAGACCACTTCCACGATCGAACACAAGGTCGAGCAAACCTCCGAGAAATCGGGGGAGAGCCCTATGCTTACTAAAAGAAGTAAACATAGATGGACCGACTGACCCTTGATCGAGACTTCTTTCGGAGTCTTTGCAAAAGTCAGACAGGGTTATCGTAAGAAACGACAAACCCTCGTGTTCAAAACGTCTCTTGACCGTATTAAAGTCAAGAGTGGTGCTAGTACGACACCACATGCTGGCATCTGCAAGCATGGCCTCTGCAAGTACCATAAGGCTTTTCATAACTACCTCTCTAACAAGGGTTAGTTATCCGGAGTCCTATGGTTAATGCAAATCCATCTCTGCAGACCTGATGGTTCTAGCTAGTTCTCGCCACCCAAGAGTTGGGTGACGCGGGCGCCAGATGTAGCCGTCAGGTAAGCGGTCAGGCCGTCGACGATCTGTTTGGCTTCAGCGACCG